AGAATGCCCATGTTTTTAAAAGCTTTTCATTCTTTACACCATGTACTTCTACAAGTTTATATACAAGATCTCCTTTATTCCAGAATACATAGTCTAAACATTCTTTTTTAGTATTGAATGATTGTTCAGAGTAAGTGCTATATGATGGTTCAGGCATATCATGATACCATAACATAGCAGTTATTACCCAAATCATTTTTTAAGTTTCTTTAAAGTAGACACGCCAAATGATCCACCAACTATTGTGAGAATAATAACCCAATAATAATCATTAGCTTGAGCCAGGATCTCCCATCCTCTATCCATATATGGTTGTAGTGGTCCTACAAAATGGCATATAAAAATTCCTGAAAATGTAAGGGTTAACCATTCGTCTTTCCATGAGTTTTCTGTTTGACGTACTTGCTCTAATTGTACACCAATAGCAGCTACATCTACATCTCTAGCAGCTTCTATTTCTTTAGCTTTAATGATTTTATCTTTTTCAAGCTTATGAGAAATAGCTCCAATAGTTTTTTCTGTGATTAATTTTGTAACTGGGTTGCCAAGTAGACTACCCCCTAACCCAATTAAGGGTTTGAGTAATAATAGTGGATTCATTAAATATTCCTTATAACTGTAGATAATTCTATCGCTCTAGCAGGTGTTTGTTTATGCCATCTGGAATCTAACATTTCGTTAGCAGCAACATTAAAATCACCAGTATCTAGTGCTTTGAGTGTTTTTTTAAACTTTGAGACCCTAGGGTATCCCATTTGAAAGACCATTTCTATCAAAACGCCTTGTATTAGCTCTATCTTATCTTGTTTTAGACCCTGGGTATACAAATTGGGCAAATGTTCTTCTATGAGCTGTTTTGCCCCTTTAACAGCTATTTTAAAATCTTTATCAAATAGATCAGACAAATGATCCACTGAGTACTTAATTCCTATCTGAATGTTGTCTTGTGGCAATATCATATGCCCCCAACCTATAGTAGGTATTCCTAGGCTATCATTATAGGCTTCATCTCTAAAACCTTCATGACCTTTAATTCGTTCTTTAATCTGCTCCAAAATACATATCCTTGATAAGTTCATCAGCTATAAGACCATCAATAGTTGTAGCTTCACCAGTGCTTCTTCTAGGCACTTGTTCTGCTATAGATTGTAAAGCTTCAATTGGATTCTTGTATAGCTGTAACTCCTTAGTCATATACATACCTATTCTATGCATAAGATCTGGATATGTTGTTCCGTATTTAGATTTACTCCAAATCATTATAACTCTAGGTAACTTATTTTCGTACTCAACTTGCACATAGTGCATCTGATTATTGAGTTCTAAATTTTTTGTTATGCCTTCTCGTCTATTATTTTGTGGTTGATACATATATAAATCATGGTTTGTTTGATTCGTTTTCAATGAGGATGTCAATGTAGTGCCTTGCCTTTCTTAAATCTTCTATACCATTTTTAGTTTTCCACCTCGTAATATATTTAATTACGCAAGCCTCGCAATGCGGTATGTTATTTGCGAGTATGAACTCAATTGGTTGAATCACCATATTTCTATAATGATCCCCACCCTCTTGTTTATCAATTTCTTTCACTAGGGAACGACTTTATTCCAACTTCCACCTTTTGACAAGACCATTGGTAATAATTTTGGTTGTGAATCTAATATGATACCACAGCCAATAATAGGTCTGTCTTTAAATACTTTATCATATGCGAATGCCATAGAGTCTTTATCAATAAGACATCCTACTTGCATTGCCCATAGCAATGAATCTGGGTTACCCCAATAAGATATTCCATATTTTGTATGATAGTGTCCTTGGACATAACAAGTTCCCTGTTTCTGTCCTACAGCTAAAATGTTTGCAGATTTACCATGATGAAAGTGTACACTATTACCATCAGGTAATTTAATTGTTAATTCATTATGCCACTTCCAACCCTTTCCTACCTGTAATACTTCATTGTATCCACGCATATATGCCATAGGTAATCCTGCTTTGAAGGATCTTCTATATGCCAGACTACCATGATTAGAATGCAATACATCTATATTGCTCCATAACTTTTCTATCTCACTAATGATTTTTCTAGCTTCTAGTAGTTCATCACCAGCTGATGGTAAGTCAGGGTCTTGCCCATGCATATTTAGTCCATGTTTATCGCATTCATCACCGATATGTACAATTCTATCAGGGTTGTATTTTTTCTTTATTCCTTTTAAAAAAGGTAAAAGATCAGGATGATGATAAGGACAATGAGTATCTGAGATAATTAATATCCGTTTATTCATAATAAAGTTCTAATTATTAGATAACACATTTGTACAAAGACAGTAGTACCTATAAACCACACAAGAGTTCTCAGTTGTCTCATATCTCTTTCAATATGAAATAAGTGATTATCTTTCAGAGTTGTAAGTTTACTATCCATAAGCTCTAGCTTACCCTCTATACGGATAATAGCTTCTCTGTTTTCTTGTTCCATTAGTCAGCAGCCTCTATGCTGTTACCGTCTATTGCTGCCCACTCAAGAATATCTTGATAATCTGCATTAGCAGAATTTATTGGAACAGATAAAACCTTGACCATTCCATCGTCATTTGCTGGGTAAGTTACATTAATAACATTTACACTTTCTGTGTGTGGGTCTTTTTGTTTTTTTATTGTACATCCTTCAAACATATTTTCTCCTATAATTCTGCACTAAGTGCAATGTAAGCACTTGCTTCAGTGCTTGTTAAAACTCTACAAGCTTTTCCAGTATTACTTGTTCCTACTGCATCACTAGCCGTAGCGTATAAAGAACTAATATGCTCATTACCAATCCAATAAGTCCAAGCTCCATCTACTGTTCCGTTAGCTGTGTTACCGTAATAATATTTAAAATAATCTGTGCCTGACCCTTGCTCTACTGTTGGTTGTGTTCTCATTGGTGTAATATGTCTAAAGTCTATATCAACTTGAGCTGATGCGTAAAAATCTCCTAGTGCTACATACTCATTAGTGCTAGCATTTCCTTGAACAGGTTTCCAATAATATCTACAACACCTGTTAAACTGAACATCAGTAGGTAAGTGTTCAAAGTCTGTTGCTGTACCTCCAAACTCCATTTGCACTCCAGTTATAAATAAATCGTTACTTGTACTGCTTAAAAAATTAAGTTGGTTAGTTGTTGAATAAGATGCACCACCTGTTGCCCATGTAAGATTAGTCCCGTTGTCATAGTTGCCGCCTATAGCAAGATGAAAAGCTAGATATAAACCAACACCGTTATCATAAGATATTGCTCCAGCAGAGGCTTTTATAGCTGCGTTGGCAGGTATGGTAACAGTTTTATGCTCCCAAGTATTGGCAGAGTTTATAGTAAATTCAAACGGAGCTTGTGTGTAAGTTGAGTCTTCTTTTGCAACCATGCCACACGTTGTGCCTGTTAAATTTGATTTTACCCAAAAAGATATTGTAAGAGATTTTGCATTATCACTACCATAAAGACTTTCTCTACAATTATTAGCCTCAACTAAGTGAGCCACCCAAGCAAATTGACCAGCAGCAATAGATGTATCAGCAGTTGAGCATTGAATATCTAAAGCATACTGATGTCCTGTTGTTGCAATGTCTGCGGCTGACAAAGCAGATTGTGCCATTGTGAATGCCCCATCCATAGAAAAAACAGGTTTCCATCTGTCAACCGTATTATAAGTGTTACTAACGGCAGTTGTTGCAGAAGTGGCTCTTTGTGCAATCTGCATATCACCATTGATAACTAAATTTCTAAATGGTTGATTAGGATTCTTTAGATTACTTACAGTCGTACCAGATCCACTGGTCTTTTCTGATATTGTATCTACTCTTATTTCACTCATGTGTTACTCCTTAACTATCGTCTCTAGCTTTTCTGTTTTTATAATCAGACCGAGCTGTGACTAATGCTACAAAGTCTGCTTGGTTAGATGGAATAGAATCTGTAAATGAATCATCATTTATTAACTTATCAGTCCACTCACGTTGCATACGTTTCCAACAGTTGTTAATTTTACCATCAACTGCATCTTGTATCCAAGCATCTAGACCAGCATTATCTGTGTCGTTGTATAAATCATTCGACAGAATCTTTTGTTGAAGATCTGTTAATGTTACTTCTTTTTTATGTTCAGCCATGTTTTACCTCCTTTAAGGTTAATTGTTTCGTTAACATACTAAATATCCATAGAAATAAGATGTGGCAGACATGTCTGTTGAAAAAGTTCCACCACTTTGTGTGTATTGCACTTTAGCTGTGTCATTTGCATCCATATCTGCAAAGTAGCTACCATTAAATTCTATGTAAGCTCCTTGTTCATCAAAAACACCTGTGTCATAAATATAATAATAAACTCTGTTTGAGGTAGGTAATGTTATTAAAACATAAGCTGCATCGTTTGGAACTTCTTGTAGTCTTATTGAAAAACCAAAATGATATAAACCAGTTACAGGAGCAGTAAATACTGATGTGCTTGCGTTATGGTCAGCGTTTCTATCAGTCACTTCAGTTCCAAATATTAAATCTGTGCCACTAGCCAAATTACTTTGTTGTGCAGTAGGATAGGCTAAAAAAGCTGATTGTAGTGGCTTGGTTATGTGACCAGCAGAATCTATTACCATAGCATCAGTTGCACTAGCACCAGAACCAGCAGTTTTAAAATGTAATTCTGTTGAACCAAAATTACTAACTACTTTTGCTTCGATTGCTGCTCTTGTTCCTGATGCACCGCTACTAGAATCATTACCTTTAAAATTTATTTTTCCAATAAAATCTCCGTTTGCTCCTGATGTATCTGTATTTTCTATTTCTATTGTTCCACCAGTTGTACTTGTACCTTGAACAGTAACTACATTATCTTTTAATTTAACACCATCAATACTAACACCATTTGCACTGGTATTTTCACTAATAGTGTCTACTTTAATTTCACTACTCATCCTTAGTCTCCTTTAATTCTTCTTTTAATATATTAATATAGCCTTGTTGGGCAAATCTTAGATCCTGCATATGTTTCGATACACGCACTACTTCTTCCAAAGCTGCTTTAGCTTTAGGACTTATATTGGTTTCGTCATATTCTTTGTTGTCTAGTGTAAACATTCTATGCGTCCTCCAATGCTTTTACTTTTGTCTCTAGTGTTTCTATTTTTGACATAGCTTCTTGTAATGCTTTGATAGCTTTCATATAAAGAATAGAATAATTAACAGACTTAACCTGTTCTTTAATTTCTTTAACATCACCAATTTGTTTTGTAGATGGAGTTTTAATATCTCCAACATTTTTATTACCATTGATAACTTCTTTGTCATCAGCTGTATATAAAACTGCGTCTTGAG